AAGCGCCCGATTCGCCCGGTTAAATGAAACGATCTTAGCGGCCTCTGTCGCATTCTTAGCGGCTCCTGTCGCGATAATCGTTTCGATAATTCCGAGCCGCACCGTTTCCTTTACGTTTTCCTCGACCCACTCCGCCGATCTCGTATTGAGTTCCGCAAGGGTTTCAGAGATTTCCTTTAACGTAGCCAGCGTAATAGCCCGGCTGAAATCGGACAGCGCCAGTGACGCCAATTCCCCGTTAATATGCCGGATAGCTTTACGATAAGCAGCGATCAGGACGGCGTTTTTAATCGGGAGTTTGTCGGGTTCACGGCCCGCCATTACGCGATTACCTCGTTAAATATTGAGCTTTCCGTAAATCCGACCGCCTTCTCGTCCTCGCGAATCCGCCGCATGGTTTCCTCCGCCTGCAAATCGTCCACACCGTCCAGCGTCTTAATCGCGCCCTTAACGTCGGCAGTCGGCTTGCCTCCGGTTCGCAGCGAATAAATCTCCGCTTCCTCTTTCTCATTACGGGGAATTCCGTCTCGCCAGTTAATCTTCGGATAGACCGGCTCGTACTTCGTATACCCTTCTACGCCCTCGTTCGCGTAATTCTCCAGCTCCATCGCGGTCCACAGCGCATCCCGCAACGCTTTGTCCATATGAGTACGGATGCGGCGGACTTTGGATAAAATCGGCATGAACCGGGATTTGATCGCCGTACCGTCCGTATGTGACGTACCTGTCCCGCCCTTATCAGATCCGGCCATTACCGTACCAAACAACCATTGCGGAGTCTCGGACTGGATAAATACGAGCGACAGCAGCATATCGAGTTCTTTAAATGCGCCCTCAAGCTGCGAATTCCACGTCATGTATCCTGGTGTTACGTCGTCCTTGCCTACTGGAATATACTTGCCGCCCCATCGGACCGCATTCGTACCGTCTTCCTCTCCGATATCGTCCGGACCGTAAGCGACCGGGTCCGAGTGTTTCCACAAGATGTAATCGATCTGCACGAGCCGATCGTTAATCGCGGCCAATACGGATTCAAGCTTTTCAATTCCGCTGATTCCGCGCCAGTCGTCGTCCACCGTCTTATACGGAGCGTGGAATACTAACGGTCGATTGACTCCGGTTGCCACTATGTCTTCGTCACGGCCCGTCGCGACCGGTTCGCCAATCGTAAATGTTGGGATTTTCACACCGTATTGGTTATTGACACCTTTCGCCGTAAGCTTATACCGTTCATAAAGGATGTAGCCGGGCAAGTGACGCTCCACTGCGAGGTATGGCGTTTCCTTCTCTTTTTGACCGGTGAGTAGCGAAGGAATTACCGCCTCTTTCTCGTCGACCCACTCCACGTAAGCAATATTGATGGCTGCGAATTTCTTCCGGCTACCACGGGCCAATTCCGGAAAAACGTAGCAGGCGTCGACAGCTTCGATGATCGGCTCGTGCTTCTCGTCAGGTACGTCCAGCCCCGCTTCCTTTAACGCTGAATAATCGTTACGGTCCGCGTAATAAGTCTTGAGCCATGAGTCCCCGCGGATGCCGCCGCCCGTTACCGTTTCGTGGATAAGCTGTACAACGTCGTTCTCTTCGATAATCCGATTAAGCGCCGCCTGTTCCGCCGAATCGTCAGGGTTACCGGATTCAAACGTTGGGAGGTCGCCGACCATGAGGTCCGCCGGTTTTCCGATAAGTACGTCCATTAGGTTTACGGCGATGTATAGTTTGGCGAGCTGAGGCGCGGCTGGCGTATCCTTCAACAATTCCGACGCCCTCTCGTAAACGTCAAATAGCCGCCCGTCGTATATCGCGCGGCCTCGCTTGTATTTCGCGATGCGTTCGATATCGTCCGGTGGCGGGTACTGATTTCCCGGCTTAAATAGCTTCGTCAACTTGCGACCTCCTTTATCGAGATGGCTCCGGTCAGGATCAGCTTGTATTCCGCGACTCGTTTATCCCACCCGGCCGACTTCGCTCCGGTACGTAATTGCTCGTTGTATTCGGACCATAGCGCGAAGGAAACGGCGACTTTGGTAGATACTTCGTTGCCACTTTCGACCGTCCCGTTAAACTCACGAAGCGCACGGTTTTTACTGGCGGAAAATATCGCCCAGGAATCGTAATCAGGAGCGGCAAGTTGCCGATCGTATTCCGCTACAATTGCGGTGTAATATCCGTTTAGATCGAAAATGTGGACCGCCTCCTTATCGATAAAATACTGCCGGTTTATTTCGTACCTTCTTTTTACCTCGCGAAACATGCTCTACAGCTAATTGCAATGCGTCGGCCGAGTCTACGTAATCGCCATGAGGATACTGCGCCATTTGATCAAGCAGCATCGTATGTGAGCGATTAAATATCAACGTTTTATTGTGACACAGCGGTTCGAGCGATTCGATCCGCTCCTCTTTGGAGGACTTGTGCGATTTCACATCGTTAATTCTCGTCCTCATTACGCCAGCCTTTCGCAAAGCCTCCTGTAACTGCCGGTAAAACTCGTGCTGCGCATTAATCGTCTCAACGCTGAATATATCGTGCCGCCACTCACGGATTTTCTCGACAATCAGGTCGATGTATACGTGCGGAGCCTCTTTCGTTGCGTACTCGTCAAGCACGAAAATGTGCCCGGTCTTTTCGTAGCGTCCTACGGTTAGGACGGCGTTATAACAACTCCGCGCGTTCTTTCCGAGCGCTATGTCCCATGCCCCGCTTATCATTAAATCCTCGACGGGTATCTTCAAATCCTCGTATCGAATGTATCGACGGCCCTGATCGTATTCAAAACGGTAATATCCGTAAGTATCCGGAAAGAAGAATTGTTCGTCTTCCGAGAACGCCAGATTTCGAAACTCCGAATTATATGCCCGTGTACCCATATTGAACTTTTCGTGCATGAGCGCCCGATAAGTCCATCGCCAGGGCCACGCCAGTACGACTCCGGCCTCCAACGCTTCCCGGTTCGCTTCGTAAAACGCATCGACTTCCGTCATATCATCGGCACGCCCGTAGATTTCGAGATATTCGTCCCAAAGCTTCGGGTTGTCCGGTTCCTGTATAACAGCACCGTGAAACGAGGATTTAAAATCCTTCCGCTTGAGTACGTGATTCAGGAGTCCAGTAGCGGAAACCATCGTACCTACGAGGACAATCGCCGTAGATTTCGTACCTATCGGAACAACAACGGAGTTAAACCAGTGTACGAGCTTCTCCCGCGCATCCTTCGTACCTTCATTGTTTATAGATGACGGATCATCTACGATAACCAGATCGGGCCGATACGAGCCGTGCCGCTTACCGCGAAGCTGCTTGTTAGACGACGACGCCTCCACTAACGCGCCACTCAGCGTAATGAACGCCTCTTCGTTGTCCCGTTCGTTCTGTGTGTTCCGCTCATACAAAATAGCCCCGAAATCTTCTCGGAGCTTCGCGTTAAATTTAAGCTGCTTATTAACCCACCCGATAAGCTTCTTCGCAAGTCCGTCCGTTTCCGATATTACAAGGACGTATCGCCTCTTCCGGAATACGATTTGATGCAACGGTAATGCGTTCGAAAACATACCGGACTTGGAGTGTCCCCGCGCAGCCGCTATTGCAAGCCTGGCGTTTCTCTCGACATGATCGACGTAATCGCAAAGGTCGAAGAATTCCCGATGAATTGGCGCAATAGCTTCTAATGGATCGTGTAAGGTCCCGTCGTCAGCGTTCCGAACGATATTGTCATCGTTGTCAGGATTACCGCCGTCCGATATATACTCGTAAGTAAAATAAGCTACGTCTTCCTCTGCGCGGTGGACTCGGACCAGCCGCCGAAGTTCTTCCACCGTCGCCTGATACGTTTCTATGTGATATTCCGTTGCTTTACCCGCCATAATCAGCGCGTGAAGCTTACGCCCTCTCTCACGTAAGAGACTGATACGGTCGGCCCGCGCTTCACGTTCAAGCCATTGTCCGTCGATCCACGCGATAGGAACCGACCTCCTTTACGTTTAGTCTTCCGCCAAAAGCTCGTCAATCTCAGCGATTTCGGCCGCCAGTTCCTCGTTAGACCGCGATGCCCCCGCGTCCTTTGTTTCAACTGCGACTTGCGCCGTAATCAAGCCCTCCCGCTTCATAAACAAGTCGATCGCCTTAACGGACGGCTGCGAACTATCAATAAGCTGCATCAGCTTCCGGTATACCAGCGACCGTTTACCGGTGAGAAAATCGTCGGCCAGCGAATTGGCGTAATCAATAAACGCTTTATTCTGCGTACGCCATTCGTATAGAGTGTTCCGGCTGACCCCGACCTCGGCCGCGATTTCCTCGAAGCCTTTTCGCTCGTCTTCCGGTGCGAAATCCCGTTCTACTACCGCTAGGGCCGCGATTTTCTGACGGCCGTCAAGCCGGGATTCGAGTTGTTTTCGTTTTGCTGCGGACATGTTGCGTCCTCCTTTCTATTTACCGTGGTTTTACCGCCAATACCGTTGGTTGGGCGTATTACACTGCCAAACGATTAGGACACGTAAATTGCCGTGTTTGGACGGCTTAAATTAAGTAATGCGACCATCTTCGTACGTTCACGTTGATATGCCGCTTCAAATTCGTGAGATTGCGAAAGTAATTCGTAGATGTATTCAGCAGAAGACCCGCTCCGTTCCGTCATTCCAGCTATTACGAGATCAAACCGTTCCTCCGTAAATGCTTCGGTTCTGCTACGGAAATCGAATAATGACGCCGATCCTTTCGAGGAATTACAACTTGCGCACACCTTTACGAGATTCCAGCGGCTATTTGGTCCGCCTTGGATCATCGGAATAATATGGTCGATATGAAAAGAGCGCAGCCCATCGTCAGGGCCACGCTCCTTACCGCAGTAACTACAGGTGTCTTCCGTAAAATAAACGTCGTATGCGTCCTCCATCGTTAGGTCCGAGAATACTCCGGCCTTTGCCGCAAGGTATCGGGACGTCGTGTAGAACGGTGCATGAGGTTTCCGTTCGCGATGCTTACGCATATCTGTCCGAAGCTTTTCTCGATCCTGTTCCGTAAAGTTATCCCGTCTCTTACATGCATACTCAGCGAGATACGACCGATTATTAATGTTGCGGCATTTATTGCAGTCTTTGTGATGTGCGCTAAACTTAACGCCGTCCCCTTCCGGTTTCTGACACGTCCGACAAATACGCAATGTCTCACACTCCTTGACCCATTGAGTTCAAAAAAATTGCACGTAACTTATAAACAGCAGAGGCGGCCATTTCTACGGGTGCCCTGGGGGGTTTCGCGCTGTACCGCACCACCGCGCTGGCATATGCGCAAAACACGGATTTTATTCAATAGTAGTGTCGCCGGAAACCCGCGCCATTACTGGATTCTTCCGGATATGACCGTGCCCAACACGGTTAAACCTGCGTATATTCACCGATTATGCATCGTTTATGCAGCGGATTGGCCGTATTTCCGGCCTGACCCCGTGAGTTTCGGCGACCTCGTCAGGCAGGCGCGCGTTGCAAATGTACGGAACCATACGATAGGCAACGGAAGCCTGTTCCGGTAGCCCTTCCTCCCGTAACCCCACGGAAAGGTCCGAAAAGGCCCCGAAAGGCCTCGTAATCCTCCCGCTTCATTAGAGCCATTTATAAACGATCGTCTATTGATTAAGGTTACGGTGAACCCTGTTAACGACGTATTCGGTCCCGCTCCACACGCTGACCTCGACTATCTCCTCACATGACGCTTGATCTAAGGTTATCTTGCGTATACAGATCGGCACATCTCCGTCCTCTACCATAGTAAGTCCGCGGTTTGACGAAGGTTTATCGTTAACAATCCGAATAAGTTCCGCTACTTCCGCAGGAGTTCCGGATGCTTCCGTCTTCCACACGTCACCTACCCGAATAATACTAACCTTCATCATATCCACCCTCCGCGATGTCCCCGTAATAGCCACCCGATGAACATACATAATACCGGAGCCACAATAACTATCGATATATTACGGAGACTGTCCGCAATACCTTCCGTTCTTGGATTAAATGGCGCGGGTCCGACGTAAATAAACGCTGATATGACTAATACGGAATGGATCGCTAGACATACATAAAGGACCGTTAGCATTCGAAAGCACCTCCGTCAATCTCGTAATAGCAACCAATACAATGTGATGTACAACGCAGGAAACGCGGTTAAAAGCAATAGATTCGCTAATACCTGAGATCGACCGTATCTCTTTACGTTCAAGCATCCGGTAGGAACGTAATGAAGAATAGCAACGAGAACCAGCGTAATGTGTACCGCTAGGAATGCGAATAGGATCGTATACATCGTTAATACCTCCGTTGTAGATAACGTAATGCTCGCGTACAGTGATTACACTGACCGGGAGCATAAAGGATAAAACCTT